GGTTGACCACAGATGGATTCCGTAGCGGTTGGTGGGGAACATTGATCACCAATCAAGGTTGGGAACCAGCACCGTGGTTGGCTAATGTCCAAGATGGTGCTCATCCAGGTGTTATCTGGTACTGGGTAAGATAAGTAGATATATGACTAAAAAGTTAGAAGAACTATTCAATTTAGAAGAATCTAATCCTGTAGAGCCAGTGATTCCTGTTGTAGAAGAATCTAAAGAAGAAGTAAGAAATTTAGAAAGAAGCTATAAAGAAGTGGATACTATTGCTGGACAACTGCCTGCTATTGCTGATTTAGATAGCTTAGGCGAAAATGAATTAGATGCTCTTGCTAAAAAAGCTGAAGATGCCTATGATGATCTTATGGATCTTGGTATGAACGTTGAAGTACGCTATAGTGGCCGTATTTTTGAAGTAGCAGGTACAATGTTGCGTAATGCTATAGATGCTAAATCTGCTAAAATTGATAAAAAGTTAAAAGCAATCGATGCTAAACTTAAGAAGTTGAAAATAGATAGAGATGCGGGCGACGAAGACCCTAATAATATGCTAAACGGGCAGGCTTTTGTAATTACAGATCGCAACGAACTCTTGAAAAAACTGCAAGGAAAGGAATAAATACTGATATGAAAACATTTAAAGATTATCTTGCTGAAAGTAAAAAAACCTACGGTTTCCGTATTAAGGTAGCAGGCCCGTTGCCAGAAGGCTTTGAAGAAAGAGTCAAGGCAAAGATGGGCAAATACGGGTGTGGCAAATTTGAAAAAGTTGCTACTACTCCTATTCAAAAAACTGCTTTAGAGTTTTTAGAATTGTCAAATATTGAAGTTAGTATATTTGAATGCGAATGCTCTTACCCTGTTACACCACAGCAAATCCAAATTGACGTACACGAGTCAACTGGAACCCCAAATACACATCTACGTGTACGCAACGTAAATGATCCGTTAGAGCAAGCACAGCCAATTGAAGATGTAAGCGGAAAGGCTCTATTGAATGACAGCGAAATGAAAGATGCTGAAAAAATCAAACACAAAGAATATTTTGGTAATGATTTCAATGCTTCATTTATCAAAGACCTCGCTAAAAGCAGTAAAGAGCGAGCCAAAGAAAGCAAACAGGGCGAGTATAAAATGCCCAAAACAACTAAACAAGACAAGGCGGGTGCTAAAAGTGCCCTAGGGAGTTAATATGGATTTTAAAGCTATACTAGAAAAGATGGCTGAGCTAGAAGCTGGCAAGGTATCAGAGGAGTGTGGCATGCCTATGTCAACTCCGGCACCAACACCCCCAACTGCTCCACCATCAATGAGCATCAACCTCAATGCTCAGGGATTAGATAACATCGAGTCTCTAATGCAATTGATTAACAAAGTTAATCCTCAATCATCGAACATTACTGGCGACACTCCAACACTGCCAATGATTCCTACAGAGCCATCAATGTCAGATTTGAGAGACAAAGTATTACCAAAATCTTTGATCGGATTAGCAGACAATGACGTTGATCCAACAGATGATCCTGAAGATGAATCTTTTGGAAATACTCCAACTGGTGCTCCTGGCCCAGAAATTAAACCAATGAGTGCTGCTATTCCTGACGGTGATGATTTACATCGTAAGAAAAAACAATACCCAGCAACACAGCCTGGCGACAATCCAATGGCTGTAGAAAGTATCAAAGCACAGCTAGAAGCATTATTGGCCGAGATCAAATCTAAATAATCGTTGATAAACTCAAATAGGCTCTTCGGAGCCTATTTTTTTCAGTAAATAACAGTATGGCAAAATCATTAGACGGTAATCTGATTAAAAAGGCACATGCTCAAATCAAGTATACACTTGAGGAAGTCAAGCATCTCGAAGCATGTATGGACCCAGTTAACGGCCCGTTATACTTCGCTAAAAACTTTTTAAAGATTCAACACCCAACACGTGGTTCAATTCCCTTTGTTCCCTACGAGTATCAAGAAAAATTAATTGAAGCATATCACGAGAACAAACAATGTATTGCGATGTTACCTCGCCAGATGGGTAAAACCACCTGTGCCTGTGCTTACTTACTTTGGTACACAATGTTTATCCCTGAAGCTCAAGTACTGATAGCTGCTCACAAATATGAGGGTGCTCAGGATATTATGAATCGTTACCGTTTTGGTTACGAAAACTTACCAGACTTTATTCGTGCTGGTGTATATTCATATAATAGAAACACAATCGAATATGATAACGGTGCTCGTATACAAGCAGTAACAACTACAGAAAACACAGGTCGTGGTAAATCTCTATCATTGATCTATTGCGATGAGTTTGCGTTCGTTCAACCACCAGAGAAAGCCAAAGAATTCTGGACTGCGTTATCGCCTACACTATCAACTGGTGGTAAGTGTATTATTACATCAACACCAAACTCAGACGAAGATCAGTTTGCTCTTATCTGGACAGAAGCTAATAAAAAGTTTGATGAACACGGCAATGAACAACAGTTAGGACAAAACGGATTCTACAGTTACTTTGCCCACTGGAGTGAGCATCCAGATCGTGATGAGGCATGGGCAGCACAAGAAAGAAGTAAAATTGGTGACGAAAGATTCCGTCGAGAATTTGATTGTGAGTTCTTGATCTTTGATGAAACCCTAATCAACGCAGTAAAACTAGCAGAACTTAAAGGTGTTGACCCGGTAATGACCATGGGACAAACCCGCTGGTATAAAGAAATCAACCCACAGGCTACATATCTTGTAGCACTAGATCCAAGTTTAGGCACAGGTGGGGACTACGGAGCGATTGAAGTATTTGAAATGCCTAGTATGACACAAGTTGCTGAATGGAGGCACAATCTAACCCCCATTCAAGCACAAGTTAAACACATGCGAGAAATATTAAAATACATTGCTGAACGTGCTATGGAACTAGGCGGCCAACCTCAGATTTATTATTCAGTAGAAAATAATACACTGGGCGAAGCAGCACTAATTACAATTAACGATCTAGGTGAAGAGAACTTTCCTGGATTATTTTTAAGTGAACCTATACGCAAAGGGCATGTACGTAAATTCCGCAAAGGATTTAATACCACACATCGTAGTAAAGTTACAGCATGTAGTCAGCTTAAAAACATGATAGAACAACATAAGATGACATTAAAGTCAAAACCTCTAATATCTGAGCTAAAAACATTTATAGCACACGGTGTGGGTTTTGGTGCTAAAACCGGCGAACACGACGATTTAGTGTCAGCAACATTGCTGGTTATACGTATGGCGGGCGTACTAGCAGATTGGGATCCAAATATCTATGAAAAGATGACGGAACGTTTAACTGAAGAACAAATGCCCTTGCCCATTTACATAAGTTCAGTATTCTAAGATAAATATAAACATGGAAGATAATATCAAAAGCATAAGCACTGACCTTTTTTACAAAGTTAGAAGCCGTTTTTCCGGCTTAAAACTAGGTACAGAAACTGGTGAGGTGACCATCAATCCTGAAGAAGCAGTATTCTTTGACTTTGACTACATGGAAGGACAAACTCCAGTAGGTCATGTAAGTATCAGTTTAGCTGAATCAGGCAGCATGAAAGTTTACTATAGTACAGGCATTGCCGAAAACATGGATCCTGTACAGAAAGACACATGGTATAATTTTTTAAGAGGTCTTAGAGAATTTGCCAAGCGTAGGTTGATGAGTTTTGATACTCGCGATATTACTAAAGATAACTTAGATCAAAGAGACTTTGGCTTCTTAAGCCAATACGCAAATAACACACCCGTCGGAGAGGGACTTATGAAAGAAAGCATGTACGGTACTGCTAAAACTAGCTACCAAAAATTAGAAAACACTAGACTAATCATTAAACATGATCAGCAAGTTGATGAAACTAGTCCTGGTGCTAGAACCAGACACATCAATGCTATGTTCATTGAAAACAGTCAAGGTGAGCGTTTTAAATATCCGTTTATTCACTTAGCAGGTGCTCGTGCCATGCAGAGACACGTTCAAGAAGGTGGTATGCCTTACGATGATATTGGCAAGCATATTATTGGTATCAGTGAAAAAATTGCACACCTAAAGAATTTTGGAAACTATGTTGTACGCAACGATCTTATGAACTCCGAAACTAATGAGATTGTTGGCCGTGCTCAAGAAACATTAGATAGTCTACGAGAGACTATTAAAAAAATAGCTAAAAGATCTCACTACGAACAATTTAAAGCAGACTTCCAGGCAGAAAATTTAGCAGAAGTACCACAAGAATTCATCGAAGACCTAACAAACAAATTCACAGTTAAGAATTTTAAAGAAGATATTAAATCAGTATTTCCTATAATTTACAGTTTAATGCAGGCCAACGAAGAAATACACTACGACGACATAGTCGCAATGACCCAATCAACTAACGAAGATGTTGAAATTGATTTAGAAACAGCAGATGAATTCGTAGATCCGTTTAGTAAATTTGAAGCATGGGCAATGAACCTAGGCGAAGACAACGCTATCACTAGTCAAGACGAAGAAGAAAAGGCAGCGGCTGTTGAAGCATTACAGAATCTAGTAGGCGAGCATTTTCCAGCGGGATTAGATGGACAGAATGCTATCAGCAGTCTTAAAGGAATAATTGACGATCCAAGGCTAGCACAAGATATTAAAGCAACAGCTAAAGAAGACGCCGACACATGTGTGCGTCCTTTAGTTCATCAGTGGTTAGAGGCAAATGCTCCAGAAGTGTTAGACGAATTAGATTTTGGTGACATGGAGATGGCAGGTACTCAAGTCAACACAGCGGAAGCTGCTGGATCATTAGAAGATCAAGTTATACAAATTCTAAAAAAGTTTGACGAAAACATGAACGAAATTGGCGGCTATGGTGATCCAGACGCTAATAAAATTATTGAACTGCTAAAACAAGGCGACTGGGATAGTGCCACAGAAGTAGTATGGTATGCTTACAGTGACCAAGACGGCGGCGAACTTCGTAACATGGATGACTACATACAAGATATCGAAGACGAATTTAAAGAGCTTGCCCAAAGTGGTAATCAAGTTGGTGAAGCTGAAACAGACGACCAAGAGGAAGAAGATCCACCTTTTGAACCGGACGAAAAGCCACAAGGTAAAACAATGCCCGGCAAGTATGGGCAAGGACACAGCCAAGCAAAGCACCTTGCTCAACGAGGAATGAAACAAGTTATGGATATCAACGAAGTAGCAGAGTTTATGTTTAGCTGCTATGACAGAGATTCTAAGACATTCCCAAGAGGCCCAGAAGGTGTAGTAACTATGGTTGGCAAGAAATTTGGCGAGGAAGCAGCAATGGTTGCTCGCAAAATGGTAGAACGTATGGCACCACAACAAAATACACAAGTACCACAGGTTAATGAATTGGCAAGAATTAGACAATTATCAGGCATGTAAGTAGTAATGCTTTTCAAAAGGACTCTCCGGAGTCCTTTTCTTTTGGCGAAAATATTTTTAGAAATCTCTTGCTCTTACTAAATAAATCACGCATAATAGTTGTTATGCGTAAGGCATATTACATTTTAAGGCATATTATAGGAGGCAATTTAAAATGGCTACATTAGCAGAAATCAGAGCAAAACTTCAAGAAACTCAAGTAGGTCAAGGCGGCAAATCAAGCGGCGGCGACAACGCAATCTATCCCCACTGGAACATGGCAGAAGGTAAAGAAGCAACCATTCGTTTCTTACCAGATGGAGATCCTAACAACACTTTCTTCTGGATTGAACGAGCAATGATCAAATTGCCGTTTGCTGGAATCAAAGGTGATACTTCAAGCAAGCCAGTTCAAGTACAAGTTCCGTGTATGGAAATGTGGAATGAAACATGCCCAGTACTTTCCGAAGTACGTGGTTGGTTTAAGGATAAGTCACTTGAAGACATGGGTCGTAAGTATTGGAAGAAGCGTTCATACCTTTTCCAAGGTTACATTGTAAAGAACCCTATTGCGGAAGATACAACTCCAGAAAATCCAATCCGTAGATTTATCATTGGACCTCAGATTTACCAGATTATTAAATCTGCTTTGATGGATCCTGAGCTTAATGAGTTGCCAACAGATTTCAACCACGGTGTTGATTTCCGTATCGCAAAAACATCAAAGGGTGGTTACGCAGACTATTCTACTTCAAAGTGGAGTCGTGTTGAACGTGCTCTAAGCGATGAAGAACGTACAGCAGTTGAAGCACACGGTCTTTTTAATCTAAAAGACTTCCTTCCAAAGAAACCTACAGACGTAGAACTTAAAGTTATCAAAGAGATGTTTGAAGCATCTGTTGATGGCGAAGCCTACGATATGGAACGTTGGGGACAATACTTCAAACCAGCAGGTATGAGTCAAGCTA